CAAGACATAGCAATTTCATTGTTACGTTCTGGTGCAAATTGATTTAAGCCGGTTCCAACGATTGCAGGATAAACAGTATCAGGTAAGTAAACCTTGATGCCATGTGATACACTGCCAAAATTTTTGAATAGCATTATCATTTGCGCGAGCTGTTGATAGCTCGTTAATTGCACAATTCCGTCCCCGAAGTATCGGAATGGACCAGATTCTGTATGATATGCTCCGGTAGGCACGGATTCGCCTTCAGCATTTACAACCATCACAGGGACGGCAGAAATACAATTGAGTGCCAAGTTCCCTTCAACTTCATTCGCCAATTCAGTTAAAAACGATTTACCGAACACTTCAATGTATTCGTCTTCGCCTTTTTCTAAATTGAAAATACGTTGTTGAGCGGTAACGGTGAATGAGCTGTTAAACGCTTGATCGCAAGTAAGTGTTTCCACTTCTTGAATAGCAGGCTGCCATTTTGCAACCAAACCTGCTGAGGTTGTTGCGCGTGGCGGGGTGTCAAACGTGACACTACTGCCCAAATTGGCCTGAATCTTTTCGAAGTCTTTAAATTTTGTATTGGATGTGCTGACAAAACAGCACAAGTTTTGTAACAAGCCTAAAGACGATCTTTGATACGTCTGTACTTGTTGCAGTATATTATCTGCGTATAAAGGCATGGTGAGATGCTCCTAACTATTAATCCATTAAATAGTTCGGATAACTCGGTCTTTACACTCGGTATTTGCGTTTGTAGTCGCCTACCGACAAAGGACCTTGATTACCCGCTCCGGCGTTAGAAGGTCGAAGTTGAGATAATGGATCTTTAGGAGATTGATATTTAGCGCCTTGTTGGTTGGTCTTGAGAGACTCCGACAATCGCTTAATTTCTGCCAAGGCTAACGTAGGGTGTCGTCCGGCACGCATATCAATGTCGATTAAGTTTTGAATTGCCCCAATTTTTGTGGGATTCTTCATAAGCTCAACCATCACCTCACGCGTATTATCAACTTGGTTCGCTAATTGAACATGATGTGGAATAGCGCCCAAATCTACACCTGACTCACTCACAAGTTTTTCAAATTCTTTAATACCACCTTCACCGGCACCAACTTTTGTGAAGAATTCAGAGGCAATCCGTTGCGCGTTTTGCTCTTCAGCATTCCTTCGCTGATCCTGAATCCACTCATTCCTTGAGCGCGTTGCTTCATCCGCAGTTATCCGTCTGACTTGTTCTTCGGTCATTCCAGGTTGAGGTTGATAGGCAGGTGGTGTATAGCCTTGTTGAGGGGCTTGATACGACTGCTGTTGTTGAGGAGGTTGGTAAGCATGCGATGCCATAGATGAATCGCGCTTGTAACGCTCAACGGCCTCGGACTTGGCACGTCCGACTAAATCATTGACTTCTGACTGTCTAAAAGTTCTTTCGCTGTCGCTTGGAGCGCTTGATGGCGCTGACGACGGTGTGCTAACAGGTGCTGAGGCTGTAGAATTTTGAAAACTCTGGCCTTCTCCATTTACCATATCTGTCATTTCGATTCCCTTCGACTGTTAACCCCGTCACGGTGATACCTCTGCTTTCGTAAGAGTCCCGTCTATTTTATCTCCATGATAAGCATAGATACTTTGGCTATTTCCCCGCCACGGTGAGGGTCATGTTAGCTTACATTTCCCGCCCTACATATCGCATAGGTCTCGTCTATTTGTCCCCCATAGATGGGTTACGATCATTTTAACATTGACTAATCTCTTGTCAACATATAGATTACGAGCTTTTTTCTCGATTTCGGATTTCGTCATTTATATACCATGCGGCTTTCTTGAGATCTTCAATCGAGTTTCCTTTAAGATCGCATCGCCAGAGATACTTAATGGCATTACCAATATTAAAGGCGTAGTGTCTTGTAACATCGATACACTCAATACGCCTTCCACAATAATCGCATTTTGCTGGGCTATTGTTATAGTGAGCAGGATGGTTGACAGGATCAAGAACTGCTTTCGGATCAAATTCTCTTAATGCGCCCATTTGCCATTGCGGATTTTCTCGAAATTTCTCGAGAAATACCTCTTCTTCTGTGGTTCTATTTGATGTTTTAACCTTTTCACACGATAAACTCATATGTACTTTTTCCATAGCAAATTACGTATTATGGTATATTACGGAACACCACGATCAAAACCCGATCAAGAAATAATTTTTCTAACTATCGATAAGGTAACTTATCGCGAGTTAACTATTTCTTCTTATGCATCGATTTGAGAGTCTTCGCTAAATTAGCCTCTTTGCGAATAGTAGGGTTTTTACTATGCTCGGCCTTTGCTAATTTCTTAGCAGGAATCTTTTTACCTTCAGGCACACCTAATTCGCGGTGTAGTTTTCCAGGGTGCTTAATTGCGCCCTTAATCCACTTCTCAGCCATAACGCCTCCTAATATAATTCACCATGTCTTGCACGCACATAAGTACCCTGCATAGCAGAGTTCCAAACTAATCTAGAGTATATTCTCGCTTGAAGCGCTTGCTGTTTTTTTACAAATGCACTTACGTATTTCTTCGCCATCTTTAATTCTTCCTTGCGTAATATTCTTTTGTGCTCGAACGACAGGATTTTGGAATGTCCAAATCTCTCCTGTCGCATCAATGGCCACAACCCATTGAAGATTAAACTCAATGCCATAATCAATTAGCACCCAAGCCAGTCCCTCACCTTTCGGGGTACTCATTGGAATGGGTGGATTTAATTGGGTTAACATATTATTTCTTCTTCATTTTCGATTTCATTTGATCTTGCGGCTTGCCTTTCTTCGCTGTTGCGTTTGGCATTTTAGGACGCATCGGCTCCTCATAAGACGGCTTAACAGCTTTGCTTGGCATAGGGCTTTTCTTACGCATAAAAAATATCCTTATTTAGTTAATTTATTCTTGATCGCCTTGCCTACATTATAGGCGGCGTCACCATAAAGTGCTGGCATCTTAAGCATTTCTTTGCCTATACCTGTATCCATTTTTGATACACGGTTAGACAATGGAGTTTCAATTTCACTGCGTGCTTTTTCGTGCGCCGCAGTACGTTCTGACTTTACTCTTTCCGCATCTGCATAATTAGCGTTTCTATCATCAATGTGAGTAGCTATCTTAGCCATATCAATCTCCTTAAGTTTTAAATTTTAACTATCCAATCGTCTGCCAATATATCATCAAGACTTGGTGTATATAATGCAGCGTTAACAACAGGTTTATCATTTCCGTTCGCGATATTCCAGATATAATTTTGGTTGTTTAGGATAGCAAGATAGTTGCCTCCCCATCCTTTTCGAATCAATCGTTTTCCTGCCATCATATTGTTTACGGCGTCCATGAAATTCATTGTCGTCTAGCTCCATGTTCTAAAACTCGTGCGTCATGATGAACTTTATGGTGTGTCTCGATAGACTCCTTAAAGTGCCTGTGATACATATCCTTTTTCTTTAGAGCTAACTCAACCTGTTTCGCAAAACGCTCAGCATCTGCTTTGATACGTTGGGTTACAGAATTGTCTTTTGCAATAGCAACATCAGACAATATCTTCATTTGATCAACTTTAAGTTTAGCCACATCAATTTGTAATTCAGCCTGATGAATTTGTTTCTTCATTTCACGTTCTTGGCCTTTATCTTGTAGTTTAGCCATTTCCATTTGGTTACGCATAACCATTGGATTATTCTGCATCTCAGCTTTTTGTTGCTCCATAGCCATAGCCTTTTGCTTAGCTAGCTCTTCTTCCCAATCTTGAACCATCATCTTAAGTTGATCGATACCACGTATTTCAATGTTATCAAGCAGCACGCTTAATCCTTTCTCGTTCATGAATTGTGCGAATAATGGGGATGCTTGTTGCAATGCGATAAGCTGCGACAATGCTCGTGACTTTTGAATTTGGAATGATACACCTGCCTCAACTTTTACATTGAGAACATTAGCGTCATAGAATAATGGCACACCGTCTTGCTGATTTATTTTTACATATTCTGCTTTTCCATCAATGCCCATTACCGGTAGCGTACGTGGTGTTTTGTAATACTTAGGTAAGAGATCGACTATGATTTCGGCGATGCGTTGCAAGCCTTGTAAAAAGCCCACGATATAAGGCATTGCAGCAGCGTTAGACTGAGTAGCAGCCTCGACGATGGCAATCCCAGATAACTGATTATCGTTGATCCCCAAACTAGCATCATAGCTACCGAGTATATTTTGAATGAGAGAATCAGTAGATGCGAATGTTTGGACAACCTCTGGCGGAGTTGGAACGCGTGGAACGGGTTGTATCGGATTAGGAATTGGCTTATCCGGATCTTGTTCAAAGAACGCGTTAAACACCAAGTTAGATGGCTTTTGCATATCTTTATAAGCGTTAAGCCAGTCCATCTCTTTTGGTAATGCCTCTTTTGCCACCATGAATTTATGCTGGACAATATTTTCCATCTCGTTTGCAAGTGTAATCCCCGCGAAGTTTTTAAGTTTTTGCGCACCCTTTGCATGATAAATATAAGGGCGTGTCATTTGAGAGACAGCGCCGGATGTCTTAGGGTTCTTCAACATAATACTATTCCCATCAAAAAATACTAATGGGAAATAGGTATAATCTGTTTCTTTGTATTCAATGACCTCGGTTTCAATGCAACGATATCGACATATGGTATCAACCTCCATCCATCTCGGTTCACCCTTAATAGCGGGGAACATTGCAACATCACCACTAGCAAGCCACATTTCAGAAAGTTCATCGTATTCTTGTTGAGTGACGACATCGGTTAATGCTCCATTTGGTAATTGTATCCTTGTAACAAGTTGGATTATTTTTACCTCTTTCTTTTTCTTTTCATAGAAGTCGCAGACCATTAATGTTTTTTCATTACCATTTAGATAAGACCAGTTATATCCTGCAAAGGCACGGTTAAAGGATATTTTACTTGTATCTACATTCTTGAATTGAGGATCGTTCTTGAACTCTTCAAGTTCGTATGGACGCAATTCAAAACAAAATTGCCCATCACCTTTATGTGAAAATCGTGCTGTTTGATCCCAACCTACAAGACAAGGATCCCACACTCTTTCGACCTCGAGTATTTGATTAAATGTTTTCTTATTTTTTGGATACATATTAAAAACTTTACCGACAGAGAAACCTCCGCTATAAAGGTCTTTCATAATTTCCCATCGCGTGTGCTGGTTTCTAGTATCGCGTAGGATATGTCTTAAATGCTGTTCAACTACGTGAACTGTTAACGGATCGGCTTGTTCTTCATCCTCCGATCCTACAGATATGGATGGTTCCTGCTTATAGAATTCACCCATCAATCGGCTGATATACGCCTCTGATACGTTGAATTCAATCTGAGGTTTTGAAAGGGTTGTAAGAAGTGTTATGTCATCCTGTGTTAAGGATGTTTCAAAGATGAAACGTCTGAATTCATTAAATCGATCATAGTTAGGCTTAAATGCCTCATATGAATTTTTAACTTTCTTCTTGATGTCTGGGAGCCTATCCTGATATCGCTTAGCTACTTCCATGTGAGCTATCCTTTAATTAATAACTGATCATCCTAGACCTGTTTTGAATATGACTGTTTCCTTAAAAAATCCACTTGGTTTTGGGTCGCCATCATATTCTTAGCTAATTGATTATAATCTACCTTAGCTGCAACTTGGTGGACTATTATCTTGTCAATGAAAGCAGCATTTACCGCATCGTAGCAAGTATCTGCAATATCATCGAATGCGTGGGTGTTGTTTGCTGTGATATCGGTCATATGGTCAATACACATTTTCGTATGTTTTGCCAGTAAAGGCAATGAAACCTGCTTGGCCGCAATATATTGTTGCATATCAATAAAGCGTTGTGTTTTAGATCCTGACTTTGCGGTCCTATCAATGCCATAAACTTTTAGACCTTGAACATTCTTTAATACAGATACAAGTGTCACGCCTGTACTTTTCTTCTCTATAATTGCACATTGTGGTTTAACCTTAAACCGCATACAGCTTGCCCAAAAGTCTAAGAATTCTGCCTCGAGGTCTTTAGGCTCAATTTGCAGCTGACGGCAATCCAACCAGTGCAATGCAAACATACCATCAATTGCTACGTTCTTAATCTTAAGTTGATAAACACCCCAGAAAGAGAACACGGTTTTGTCATTCCAATCTTTATCTGTCTCAGATGAGTCGCCTGTAACAAAGGTCGCAAGTATCTCAGGACAATCTTCCAATAAAGGAAAATATTCCTCTTTAAATAATCCACCACCCGCAGGAATAGGGTTTTGCTGATATTGAGATGCAAAGACATAAGGCGTGAATTGTTTCATGCGCAAAAGTTTTTCTCGAGGGGTTACCTCTGGATAACGTGCATTTCCCGCGTCATCCAACCCTTTAATAATAATCTTTGTCCAATTATTCCCGTCCTCACCATTCATTAAGTAAGTGAAGAGATCATCTTGGTGTAGCCTTTGTCCGATAATAACGATGGGGACATTAATACCACGACAACGTGGGGAGATTGTTTGGATAAAATTTCTTTTGACCTTTTCTCGGATAACGTCACTATGTACTTCGTCTGGTTTATGGATATCGTCAATAAAAACACCTCCTGAATAACGATCCAAGCCAGGTAAACCAGCATCACGACCCGTAACAGGCCCAGAGCTGCCGAAAGCAGCTGTAGCGCCACCCACCGAAGTCTTGAAAAAATCTTTTGCCGAAGAGTCTCTGTTGATCTGTACATCAAATAACCTTCTATAAATTGGTAATGACATCGTTTGTTTAATAGTATGCGTGTGAGCAGACGCTAGCTCATGCGCAAATGAAATGTATAGCTCATTGCTGTCAGGATACCAAGCTTTCCCCCAACAAATGAAATTCTTAATCAATTCACTTTTGGACCAACCAGGAGGACAGTTAATTAATAGATGCTTAATACGCCCAAAGAAAACATCCTCAAGGGCACGACATATCTCTATGAAATGTGAGGTATTAGATACAGGGTTGCTGATAATAAAATCACGACCCGTTCGCTCCTTAAATATGAAGCGATTGAAGAAGAAGAAATCTGATAAAAGATCAACTCTCAGCTTGTGTAGATCTTCCATGTTTTTCCTCTTGAATGCGAGCAGCCTCTTCTTTCGCCTTAGACAAAGTAAGATCCTCTGCCTCGACAGTCACTTTAAAATCGGTGTTGCCATAATCTTTTGGATAGCGTTTTGCTAGTTTCCACGCTGCCGCTTGCCATTGAACAGCGGCTGCTTTTTCAACTTTATCAAGCCATCGTAATGCAGCCTTTGCCTCAGCCTCTTCAATGTCTTTGACAAAATCGTAATAAACTTTATCAGGATGCGCATCGATTTCATCTTGAGTCATCTCATAGATAGCCTCACCTTTCTTTATCCAAGCATTCAGCTGCGTGCGTGAGAATCCCGCAAATCCACAGCAGATAACATAGCTTGCACCTTTTCCTAGGGCGAAAAGAAATTTATCTCTTGCCCCAGGGACGAGGAGAAATTTAGGTACGTATGGAATCAGATGCCTTTCGTGCATGTTCTATACTCTCAAATGATGAACCGTCTGAATCTAGTATAGCCTTCTTGCCGGTGAATTCCTGCCATCGTCTTACAATGACATCACAATAATTAGGCGATAGCTCCATCATAAGACATTTTCTGCCTAATTTCTCGCACGCAATTAATGTAGTGCCTGATCCACCAAAGGGATCATAGACATATTCATTAGGTGCAGTGTTGTTTTGAATCGGACGTAACATACAATCAATAGGCTTTTGTGTGCCATGACCCCATGTCTTTTCGGGGTTAGCATTACCGAATGAATTATTATTCATAATATCCCATAATGTGGATTGCTTACGATCACCTTGCCAGTTATGTTTTTTTCCTTTCCTAACCATATACCAACAAGGCTCGTGCTGCCAATGATAGTCACCACGGCTTAAAGCGAAGTGCTGTTTAGCCCAAATAATATTACTTACAATTTCGAAACCACATGCAAGAAGATTTGCCGCAACAATATGAGTGAAATAGCTAGCGTGCCAAACATAAGCAACGCTGCCTGTAAAGAGGCT